TAGTCATCTTTTAAATCTCCCTTTATGTTTAGCAAAGATTAAGTTTGGACCCATTTCCTTGGCATCCAGTAATAATTATATGCTAATATAGAAAAGAAGTCAATAGGTTAACTATGGAAAAAAAAGTTTACGATAAACCTATCACTCATCAAGAATACGATAAGAGCTTGGATAGGGATGCTCAACTCATGTATTGTGAGATGGAAACAGAAGACTTAAAGGAATTAATAAGAGTTACTGCTAGTCAAAGAAAGAAACCATCTGCTGGTACAGACCTTCATCAAATGAGAAAAGAGTATAATCGAAGAACAAAAAGATATCGTAAGTATGAGAAGTCAGATGAACCAGAAGATTTTGCTAAGAGAGTTCCGTCAATGTTAGAAGATACAAATAAACCACCGAATAATTTTTTACGTAGATCGGCTGTAGTTGGTGGTATGACAGCAAAACAAGAAAAGTTTGCTATGGAGTGCGTAGCTACTGGAGATTTATTTCATGCTTACATATCTGCTGGTTACGCTCCTGGGAAGAATAATAAAGCAACTATGCAAATGGCTAAGAACCTTTTCTATAATAATAAAAAAATCAAAAGACGAATAGAAAATCTTAAAGAGGAGGCAATGAGGAGGATGAGTTGGAATGCTGAAAAAGTATTGGATAAAGTTGCAGCAGTATATGACCAAGCTATGGGTAACGAAGATTACACCAACGCCAATCGCAGTATGGAAACGATTGCAAGACACTTGGGAATGTTTGTTGACAAATCTGAACAAAAGATTAAAATGGCTCACTTTGCAGATACGGATAGCGAAGAGAAAATTCAAAAAGATATTGAAGACCTTGCAGACATTGTTGGACTTAAAGTGGTTGAAGGTGGGAAAAAATAAAATACCTAACTATCTTGGAGGGTCTAAAGATGAATCCTCATAATATGTTATGATTGAATGGATTCTCATATTATCAGTATGTTATAATTCTGCATCTTGTATTAGGCAAGAGATATCTTCTTTTAAAACAGAAAAGATGTGTATAGAAACAAAAGAATGGTATGAAGATTTTCCAAAAGATAAACAAAATAAAGGTAATTTAATTTTATATACATGTAAACCTAGAGGTAGCCATGAAATCTAGCTACAGTGAGTTAAGGGATAAATTATTTGAACAAGCTATTATTAAAGCTAAGTCTGACTTTCTTTGTTTTGTTAAGCTGCTTGCCCCTTCTCTTGTAGCTGACTTTAAATTAGGAAGACACATTGCATTACTTGCTAATAAACTTCAAAAGGTACAAGAGGGAGAAATTAAAAGGCTTATGGTCTTTCTCCCTCCCCGTTCTACTAAATCCGTTATTTGCTCTAAACTGTTTCCTGCTTGGTATATGGGGAATCATTCTAATCACGAAATACTCTCAGTCTCTCACTCTGACCAACTAGCGGCAGACTTTGGTAGAGCGGTTCGTGATATCGTAAATCATGAACTATACAAAGAAATATTTCCTCATACTACTCTACGATCTGATGTACGTGCAGCAGGAAAATGGCAGACAAACCAGAATGGTGTTTATATAGCTGCTGGTGTTAGAAGTCAAATTGCTGGACGAGGCGCACACGTAGCTCTCCTTGATGATGTTATGTCAGAGGAAGATGCCTTTTCAGAAGCTGGTCGTAGATATATCAAGGAGTGGTACCCGGCTGGTCTACGGACACGTTTAATGCCAAATGGTAGTGTCGTGATCATTAACACGAGATACCATGAAGATGATATCTGCGGCTGGCTTCTGGAAACACAAAAGCAAAGACAAAAAGAAACTATATTCTCAGAACAAGAAGATCAAATAGATATTGATGAATGGGAAGTAATAAAAATACCAGCATGGCTGGATGAGGAATCAGCGGAACTACTAGACCTTCCTGTAGGTTCTTCTTACTTTCCTGAATGGAAACCAGACTTTCTGTTAAAGAAAGATGAACTAGAAATTAAATCACAGAACGGAAGTAAGTATTGGCAATCCCTTTATATGCAAGACCCAACACCAGATGAAGGTGGCATAATTAAAAAGGATTGGTTTAAAATGTGGCATAGTCTAGAAGAACCACCTGACTGTGATTTCATTATACAAACATACGATACAGCTTTTTCTACTAGAACAACTGCCGATTATTCTGTGATACAAACCTGGGGGATATTTGAAAATATTCAAGTAGATAGTATGGGTCGAGAACATCTCACGCCAAATCTAATTTTACTTTCAAATAAAAAAGATAGATTAGAATATCCAGAGTTGCGTATGATGGCACAAGAGATGTATGATAGATATGAGCCTGACGTTGTTATAATTGAGAAAAAAGCATCTGGTCAATCTCTTATTCAAGATATGAGAAGGGCTGGATTACCTGTTCTTGAATATAATCCAGACAGAGATAAAGTAGCTCGTGTTAATGCTTCTACTCCTATTCTAGAGTCAGGTAGGGTTTATGTACCAAATAAACCTTTCGCAAAGGATTTAATAGATGAAGCAATGTCCTTTCCAAACGCAGCACATGATGACCAAGTGGATGCGATGGTAATGGCTATCCTCTATTTGAAGGAGTCTTGGAAAGTTGATCATCCATTGGATGCATATCTTATTAATGACTTTAGTGACGAACCTGAACCAAAACGTGTAGGATATTGGAGTTTTTAAAATGAGTGATTATAAAGAGATGAGTGATAAAGAGTTTCAAAAAGAATCTAAAGAACAAATAGGAAAAAAGCTTAAAAGGATCGAACCAAAATTTGATGATCTTCAAGATGAGATAATAGATATATACGAAGGAAAAAGGAAAACAACCGATCCTTCTATTAAAGATGAAAAATCAGCAAAGAAATATTTTAAAGGTAAGGGAAAAGGAAAGGCAGAAGCCTTTGAAGAACACTTTGGTCCTGGTAGCCTGGAAAGATTATTAGGAGGTAGGTCAACTAAGATTCCTAAAAATATGCGTGGTGGTGGTGTAGCTCTACGTGGATTTGGCAGAGCTAACTATAGCAAGAAGGATATTTAATTATGGCTCTTAAAGGTAAACAAGGAAAGATTGACGCTAATAAAGATGGTGAAATTACCAAAGAAGATTTTGCAATGCTACGTGATGATGATTTCAAAGGTGCGAACATGGCTATGGGAGACACTGAAGATTTCTCTGAAGGTGGTATCGTAGCTCGTCAAGTATCTGGCTTTGGCGCAGCGCGGAGTAAAAGCTAATGGCATTAAACAAAGAATACCAAACCAAAGAAAATCTAGGTGTGTGTGTTCGTTGCGGTAAGCCAGGATGCACATGTGATCCTGAGACTTGTACATGTGAACCTGTAAAAAAAGATCAGACCCAATATGTACAAGACTTTGAGGAGTAAATATAATGCGAGGAAGTAGAAAAGATTTTGATGATAGTGGAGTAAGATTTCGTGAAGAAGATAGAGGAGTTGGCGAGTTTATGCGTCAACTACGTGCTATGTTTAGTCAAGATGACAAAGAAGAATCAAACTTAGATAAACTTCTTAGATATGCAGGAGTTAATCCTGATGATCAGACTATGGACCCGAATGATCTTTTTGAAAGATATCTCCCAAAAGAAGATAGAATAAAACAGAGAGCAAAAGAACGTGCTGCTAGAATTGCAATGGATCAAGAAATTCCAGATATGCAAGATACTCCTAAAGAAGATGTACCTAAACAATCTAAATTAAATATAGTTGAAGCTCGTAAAAGATTAAACAAGCCACCAAGTGCAAACCTTGGAGGAAAGGAAGCTCCTGATGAAGACCCAGGACTTTTATCAATATTAAAAAGAGAACAACGCCGTCCTCCTGATTTTGAAGAGGCTGGTTTTGTAGAAGCATTAATAGCAACTCCTCTTGATGAAACTAATCGTACTATGAATGTAGGAGATGAAGATATTGATTTTGACTTTGGTGCTAATCAAAAAGATATGGCAAAAAGTTTAGGTTACAAAGTAGAAGAAGATGAGGGAGAACGATATAAATATTTTGGAGAATCAGGATCATTTCTAGGTGACTTATCTAGGTCTTTGGGATTTAAATATGATACAAGACCTGACCTAGCTTTTGGTGATCCAATATCAGAGAACAAAGAAGGTGGTTTAATTCCAAAAAGACGTAAGAAAAATAAGATGCGTTTTTCTAAAGGGGGTGGTGCAATAGGTTGTGGCATAGCTGTTAGAGGAAACCGTAATCTTAATAGGGACATTACCAAAAAAACAAATATATAAAATGCATTCTATAGAGCGTGATGTTAGAAATTGGTCTAAGGAAGTCTTGGAGATACCTTCAAAGCATTTAAACAATCTTCCTGTTTGTCCTTATGCCAAACAAGTTTGGAAAAATAAAACATATAAGTTTTGTATTAATGATAAATTTGAAACATTAAAGGATTGCGTAGAAGAGTTTGTTAATGGTATATACAAGGACTACCAAATAGTATTTTGGACTTCATATGAGTACCCTGAAGATCATGGATACTTTGAAGGATACCTAGAAGGATATAATGAAACTCTATCTATTTTAAATAAAGATGTATACTTAATGGGATTTCATCCTAACTTTAATGCTGAAGATGCAGGGTTAGAATTTTTAGATAAAGAATGGAATGAAATAGAAGAACGAGAATACGTAATGGTATTCATCCAAAGATTATCAGAAGTTAATAAAGCGTCTGATGATCTAGAAAAAGCAGGGTATTATAATAATTTCCCTAAAGATATCTATCAAAGTTTAATTGTAGAAAGAAGGAACTTACAAAATGGCAATGAATCGTAAAAAGAAAATGATGCGTGGCGGTGGTATGGCTAAAAAGAAAATGATGCGCGGTGGCGGCATGGCTAAGAAAAAAATGATGCGTGGTGGCGGCACAGCTAAGAAAAAGAAAAAGTAATGTCAAAAACTAAGAAAGACCCTAAAGTTGGAACGGGTAAAAAACCTAAAGGGTCTGGTAGACGTTTATATACTGATGAGAATCCAAAAGATACTGTTAGTATTAAGTATGCTACCCCTGCTGATGCTAGAGCAACTGTTGCGAAAGTTAAGCGGATTAATAAACCATATGCTAGAAAGATTCAAATACTTACAGTATTAGAACAACGTAGTAAATATGGTGGAAAACCAGAGCAAGCACGTATAGCTAAAAAAGCTAAAGAGGCTTTACGTAAAACACATAAACCAAAGAAAAAGTAATGTCAAAAGCATATATAGGACTAAAAAACTTTTCTCAAACAAAGAAGAAGAAGACTTCAATAGGATCAAACCATTCTATGAGAAAGTCTTCTTCTCTTAATAAACATAAAGATTATAAAAGGTATCGTGGACAGGGAAAGTAATATGGCAAAGAAAGGTTCAATGAAGGGACACACCATCAGTGGTGGACATAAACGCCCTACTAAAAAAGGGGCGGGAATGACAAAGAAAGGTGTGGCTAAGTATCGTAGAGATAATCCTGGAAGTAAACTTAAAACGGCTGTAACTGGTAAAGTTAAAAAAGGAAGTAAGGCAGCTAAACGTAGAAAGTCATATTGTGCAAGAAGTGCAGGACAAATGAAGAAGTTTCCAAAAGCGGCAAAGAATCCTAACAGTCGTTTAAGGCAAGCTAGAAAAAGATGGAGATGTTAATCTTATGGCTGTAGAACGTAATCCTTTTGCCAATGTTATAAATCTTAATGCTGATCCAATGGAAGAAGCAGTTGAGTTTGAGATTGAACTTGAAGATGAAGATGGAGAACTTATCATTGAAGATATGATGGAAGAAGTTCCCTATGATCATTATGCTAATCTTATTTATGAACTTGATGAAGATGATTTAACTGATATAGCTACTAAAGTTATTGAAGACTATGAAGCAGATAAAGAAAGTCGCGCTGATTGGGAAGATACCTTTGAACGTGGTTTTGATCTACTAGGTTTAAAACTACAAGAATCAAGTGAACCATTTGAAGGTGCATGTACAGCCGTACATCCTCTTATTATTGAATCATCTGTTAAGTTTCAGTCTAAAGCTATTCAAGAACTGTTTCCTGCTAAAGGACCAGTAAAAGCACGAATATTTGGCAATCCTACTCCAGAAAAAGAAAAGCAAGCTAATCGTGTTCAAAACTTTATGAACTACCAACTTACGGATCAAATGCCTGAGTACTTTGATGAATTAGAAAGAATGTTATTTCATCTTCCTGTTTTTGGTTCAGCCTTTAAAAAAGTATATTATGATCCTACGTTAGAACGCCCTGTATCTGAATTTATTACAATAGATCAATTTGTTGTTTCTAATAATGCATCTGATTTACGTAAAGCAGATAGATATACTCATGTTATTTATCGTTCACCTAAT